ATAAAACCATCATCAGCAAATACGTTAATCGAACTGTACTTACCGCTAACATCAATGATTTCAAAATTTCTTGAGATACCACTAGATGTTCTGTTAACTGCTTTGATTTTTAAAATGTCTTGTGAACTAGCAAGTGGAGCTAAGTTGTAATCTTCACCTGTTATCATACGGTTTTGTGTATAATAAGTAGCAGGTGCATTGGTACGAATGCTATCAACACTTTCAGTTGCAGATGCATTTGAAACCGTAGATTGTAATGCTAATCCGATAGTTACAGTATGTGCAGCACCATCTTTGTTTATATACGGAACTGCAATGTTAATACCACGCATTTCTGTTGGTGAAACATCATAGGTAAGTCCATTACTTACTCGATAAAATACTCGAAATTTACCTTGTGGTAAGTTTCCATATACGCCGTCAGCGAATAACAAATCAATAGTATCACCTTCATTGGTTGATACCGAAAATATGTTACTAATACCACGGGATAAACTATTATATGCAATATTATTACCGACTAGATTAGAAACCTGAGCCCATCTGTTAACTATTGCTCCGTTAGACCCCAATCCAAATAACCAAATGTCATCATTGTTTATATTTGCGGTTGCAACTGATACTTTTTCATTCGGCGTTGGTATATCAATTGAAAAATCAGCTAATTCCAAACTACCTTGCTTAAACAGCATGAAGAAACCAGTATCTGTACTACTTGGTCCACTACCATCCGCTCGATACACAAATCCAAGTTGATTACCTGGAGTTGGTGGTTCTTCGTAGATAGTTTCACTGTTTTTAAACGCAGTACTCACCAATTCAAATGACATGTTACGACCAGCTACTGATTTAGTATACGAGTAAATCGGAACATCGGTACTATACGTGTTAAATCTGTATTGATCAGTTCGTACACCACCAATAAAAGCAGTGCCTTGACTACGACCGATTTCGGTGTTTTGTGCCATTGCAGAGTTTAATATTAAAGTAAACTGCTCAGTCCAGTTGGAATTTGTTGGATCATTCCACGTGATGTGTTGATTTGCTAGATTTTTACTATTACTATCATAAATCTCTTCTGTAGTTGTTATTGATGTAAACTTCAACAAACCACTAGCTGCAATATTTCTTTTAGGTTGATAACTTAACATACGTGCAATTCTAAGCACGCTTGCCTTTCTTTCTGCTAGTTCTAAGAAGTTTTCACGACTAGCTAAATCGATTCTAAAAGATAATGACTGGCCGAGAAACGCCATGGCATCAATCAATGCCATATATTCCGACGATTCAATGTAATCATTGAAATCTTCAGGGTAGTTTTCTCGTATATAGGTAATAATTACCCTGCGTAGATTTTCAAAATCGTAAGATTTGAAATCAGCATTCTTAAAGGTTTGGTATATTCTAGTCCAATCCTCATTTAATATTAGATCGTTTTGGCGTGTTGTCGTAGTCATCTGTACTCCTTGGATGACTATATTTATCCAACTTTTTGCCCAGATATTAGACTATCACTGCATTAGTTTTGTCAAAGTTTAAGGTCATTTGTTCATTGACATTGAATGGTAGGTAAGTTAAATTAACTGCGATCTGGATGCCCATATCATTTGATGTAACAGATACACTATTAACTTGCATCCGTGGGTCATAGTTGACAATAGTTTGCACGTCATCTGATATTAGTTTCTTCGTTTGCGGGGTCATTTGCTCGAACAGCATATCCCAAATGATAGTACCAAATGCTGGATTTTCTAACTTCTCACCTTTACGGATATAAAAGTGATTGATTAAGTCTTGTTTAACCAAGTTAATATCATACGCTTGTGTGTTATTTGAGTTGTTTAAGGTTGAAAAACCCTTATACACAAATGAACCATTGTTTATATCACCTATCGATGCGGTATTAGTCGCAACCGTTTTTTGATTATATAGTTTACTCGCCACGTTTCTTCCCTTCCTTCGCTATATCTGTTTTGTCTGGTACAACCTTCGTTGGGTCTAAATTCTCGTGCATCGACCAAGGCTCGTGCATTGGTATCCTTCTCAAAATACTTTGGAACGGTTTCTTTGCTTGATATCTGTCAGTTTTCCAAGCATTACCAGCACTGGTTAATGGATTATCATGAATTTCCATTGGAACTGCTGGATTTGCTTTTGCAGCCACGACATTGCCACAATTATTAAATATCTGATCTGCCGTTTCTACATGACTAGTTCCACTACTGATATGAGTAGCAGTACCTGCAGTGAACTTGTTAGCCGATCCAGTGGCAATATCCAAATTAGTTGCTGTCGTTATCTGTCCATTAGCACCTATAACGATACTCGTGTTTCCAGCACTTTCCATGTGAATACCACCCAAACCAGAATCGGCACCCGCACTCACGTTAAAGTTTCTACCGGCTTCTAAGTTAATATCTCGATCTGCTCTGATATTCAAATCATTTTCAGTATGAATCGATATTGAATCTTGTGCATAAATGTCAATTTTACCATTACTGGTTAGTTCAACCCAAGCAGTACCTCTTGCATTACCAATGTATATTAAGTCTTCCGAATTGTGCATCAATATTTGATGACCAGTTCGTGTTCTTATTCTAAAATGTTCGTTATATGGTATATTAACATCTCCTTTGCCTTGAGTTGCTATTGCATTCACATATTTTTTTGCACTAGTTGCAGCAGGTGCTTCTCTACGAATAGCATCATTACCATCATCCATAATGAACTGTGTACCACCCAACCGACTAATTGGAACTGGTGATATAGTCTGGCTTTTGTTAACCCCGATGTTTGCTTTCTTTGCACCTTTTCTACGATCTAGTGGACCTGGTGTTGAGATACCAAATACCATACTAGGTGCTTCTCTACGACTAGAACTATCAGTAACTCCCCTAATATCATCTTCTAATAAACCTTGTTCCAAATAACAAGCAGCCATTGGATGTAATGCTTTTTTGATTTTAGACGCATCAACTTGTTGATCTTTTGCATTGTGCCTTCTATTGACTTCGGCTACTGGTAATGGTTTCTTTGTGTCGTATGCACCAGAATCATTCTTATCCAAATCAACCATTGATGAGCCAGCAATTCCTGGAACCATATGATTTGCATACCTAGCAGGAACAGATGCAAACCAATAGCCTTTAGATGCGTCACCATTAATAAACAGAACTAGTACAGTAACACCAATGTCAGGTGGCACAAACCACATACCATAACTCTTTTGGGTATCATTGAATGCTTCCAATGTCGATGCAGTGGCTGCCGTATTTTGTCCCATAAATTCATTAGTTGTATAACCAAAGAAAGGAGATGCATACTTTACATTAAAGGATTGCATTTCATTGCCAACTTGGTTTGCTTGTTCCTTTAACAAGGTAACTTCCAAACATCCCATGTAAGTTGGGTCTAAATTGTTTACAATTCTTGCCTCATATATACCAGTCCCTAATTTTGCGTTACTGGTTGCATCAGCGGATTGTCTCGTTAATTCTGCCATAATTCTCTCTTACTTGTATTGTGATCCAGCAAACCTATCAGCAGCCGCACCGGGATAATCTCGTTCAATCTGCTCAACTTCACTCGGAATACCAAATTGATATCTATTCATCGCATCCTCGTTTGGCATTTTACCTTCATGAGCCCTTGAATATGCTAATATAGATTCTCGTTCTTGCGCTAATGCTGTCAATTTTGCAGATGCTTCTTTTGTTGTCATACGTTTTGGTGGCGGTTCTGGTGCTACCGGTGGTGTTGTAGTTTCTGCTAATCCTTGGTTCATTGTTGCAGGTGGTGGTAACTCTGGCCCAACTTGCATCACCGGTGTTGTTTCTGGATCCGCTTTTGCATTTGGTGCCGTGGACGGAGCTGGCGCAACCGCAGTCGATGCACTAGTTGTCGTATTTGCTACTGGTGCTGCTGTGTCGGTCGCAAGATCTGCCTGTTTAACAGTACGAATACACGTTAACTTTTGTTTGAACATACCACCAGAGAATATACTTTCACAAACAGTTACTCGATATATCCCACTAAAATCATTTTCGCGTGTACTAGAATCACTGGTAAATTGGTAATATCCTAAATCTTCACGCATATCAATTGGCGATCTAAATCTAATATAGATATAAACTTGCCCTGCTTGGAAATTCATCGCACCATCAACCGTTTTTTGACTGTTGTCGGCATCAGCGCGTGCAAAGTAATTGGACATACCAGAGTCACTAAGCCAATATGGGTCTCCCAATATTTCTAAATTCAACTTAATCAAATCTGCGCTCGAACCTTGAATAAGTGCGTTATGAAACTGTTCTGCTACAATTTGCTCTGTCGTCTTTGTACCCGACCCACCTGATTGTTCCTTCTTTACCCTATCAACATCCATTTTTAATTTTGCACGTAAGCCAATTGATGACCTAACATCAGCACCAAGAACCAGATTCGACGACTTGTGTAATGATTCGACAATACCACTTTGATCTGGGTTGCCACCAGCCTTTGCTGAATCTTTCTCCGGTGATGGATTTACACCAATGAAAAACATGTTATTGATATCAATATCAAATTTCAACACATCCGTATTTTTACCAGTGTATATATAGTCGTACACCTTACAGATTGATTTCTTCAGTTCAGGTATACCAACTGGTTTAGTATTTGGGTTTGCAATCATGGATTGGTTAACCAAGTACGGTAAAATCCTGAAAGTGATCTTCTTAGCATAGTCACCAGTCATGACATCTATGTCGAGTAACTCAATTTGAACATCAATCATAAAGTATTTTATCATACCATTGACGTAATTCTTAGGGTCTAAGCTCTTCTTAACGTAATCTGAACTTAAAATTACCTGTGTGATAACATCAATAACTGTAATACCTTGAGGGAATTGAAACTCCCTTGTCGTTTCATTTGATGCAATATATTCTGGGTTTACAATATTAGTTTTTTCATCATAAGCAACCCCAGCACGTGCCATTGGGACAATACCGCCTGATGATTTATTAAATTTAAACTGCGACAATCCAATATCATTCATTAGATTATCGTTGACTTCTTTAACTTTATTATTAAGTGTAATATACTGCGAGACTGGGTTTCCTGGATTACTAGTCGCTGACCTAACACCAGGTGTATTAGAATCACCAGAAATCGAAGTGAATGATGACGCGTCTGGTGGGAATTGTATATCGTAAACGTCACAAATACCAATACGTTTCTCTTTCAACAAAGAGGTTTCTATTTCTCGCAACGCAGACACCAAACTGAATGGTCCTGTCTTTAATAGTTCAGCAACGGTTCCATTCGAACCACCTTTTAGTTTCAAATCACGAATAGTTGTATTATATACACCACTATACCCAATGTCATTGTATGGGACTGCTGTTACTTTATATGAACTGCCTGCTTCAGTTACTTTGAATTTCGCAGTTGTAATGTAAATTGGAAAAAACTTACTTTTAGTTGTTACCAATTCAGCACCAGTATCTGAATATCCTTGAAAATCAAGTCGAATAACGAATGGTGAACCAACATACGAAGTATACCCCGCTTTTATCGCAGCATTTTGCAAACTTTCTAAAAAGACACCCATCGAATATGGTTCATAAATGTCAAAATTCATGTTCGTAGCAGGTGCAACACCGGTCTTTGGGTTTGCGGCAATTACATTCTTAATAGTCATGTTATCGACAAAGTACTCTGGTGTACCACGCAAGGTATTAATACGTTGACTATCATATCTACCGGCAGAAGAAAATACGATAGTATCTTTTAGATCAGCTGGACTATTTCTGTATGATAATGGATCATTGAACTGCTGTGGTGTCAATGCTGCCAGCGTCCATAACGCAGTACATGTTGCAAAGTTATCTAATACATTCGCTTCTGCGTTCGGTAAGTCATTAGTTGCCTCTTTACTTTTAGCACCTTCCATCGGTGCTGCGGTCGCTCCTGGAGTTTGCATTGATTCAAATACTGGTGTAATACGAGTTGCAATACCCTGTGATATATTATCAGGTACATTCACGTTACCGACCACGGAAGCTGGTAATCCACTTGAATTTAAAACCGCATCCCCGTTCTTAATAGGGGTCATTTGAATATCAGTCGAGCCAGGCTCTCCTAATCCGATAGTTATTGTCATTCTTAAATACCCACATAATTTGTTAGGTTACTTTTCTTAGGAAGATAAATCACAGTGCCAGTCTCAAAATCATAGATTGGATCTTTGATTATACTCATATTTCTCTGAACAAATACCCACCAAAGTTTAGGTGTTCCATACAAATCGTATGATAACAAGTCTGGTCTACGACGATATTGCTGCTCAATTGTATACGCATAATCATCCGATTCTGCTGGAATTGGTCGTATTTCTAACAATTCCATGTATAAGTTGTTCTGGGGTGTAATAGCCCAAGGTGATAATGATGAATATGTTGCCATTATAAGAATCCAACCCCATTATTTGATAATTTCCCAGACGCATAATCATGTAAACTAAATTTACGAATGGTTGTTCTGTTATATACCGGACTAACGGTCACTGATACCGTGCTAATAATCGGAACCCATGTAGGTGCTCCATTATCTTCACCATTACATCGAATGTAGTTTACCGAATCTTTTAGATCCACACTGAATGACTTTATTACTACTGGAATCCGATTGAACACACCAGGCCCATACCCAGATAACCAACAAATAACTGGTGGATTACCGATATGATCCCCTTGCCCAAAAAACATTTTAGTCGCAGTTTTAAAGAATGTAGTCGCAGCAAGCCAATACCTAGCATCCGTTTCAGTTTCACATGTAAACTCACCTGCAATTTGAATATCCTCGACTTGACTATTCTTGTACGCTTGAAACGCATAATTGCTATGAACTACGTCAGGATTTGTATAATTTGCTTTTGTTGCCACTGTTATATTTGGTAGATACGGCCAAACAACACCACCGGTATTTTCCAAAAGTTTGAATATTTTGGAATCAAATTGACGCCATGGTGCATCGATACGCACACGCCAATCATTTTCTGCACCAGGTGACATAAGAACTTCTGCTCCGACTTGTGCAAATAATTGAGCACCAGACGGTAGATTTGCTGCTCGTTGCATACTTAGTATGTCATTCAAGTTTCCAGCCGCTGATGATATTTTGCTTGCAAATCCAGAAATGTCTCCAGATGCCAAACTAGTCACTGCCGAAAGTGCACCAGAAACACCTCCACCAATTGCACCAACTGCACCCGATATTATACTACCAACACCGCCAAGTGCTTCCGTTGCTAGACTTCCAACACCTGAAATCAATCCACCAGTACTACCGGTTGCCATGGAATCCAATTTAGCCATATCAGTTACATTCGATACAACAGGTGCTGTACTTGAAAACGATGGCGTTATTGCATTAATCGCGCTGGGCATTGCCGCACTCGATATAGGTGATGGGTTTGTAAAATCTGTTGATCCTAATGGCATGATAAATATTCTCCTAGTAGTACTATTTATTCCATAAAAAGTATGTTATAATAGGTCTTATCGTATTCATTTGGAGAGAGTTAATGGCTGACCACGTAGTACCAAAAGCAAAGTATTTGACAAACAAAGAGTTACTGAAAGCAATCCACGCAAGTAAAAATACTTTTTGTTCATATACAAAACCTGAATTCGGATTCTATGATTGCATCGTAACTGATATTGGTGAAATCAACGAAGATACAATCAACGATGCTAAACAAAGCCGTGCTACTCGCTTATCAAGAGCAGCACACGAGAAAGCCCAACTAGAAGCTGGTAAGAAAATCCCAGCAATTGAATTTGAAGTCGATTACACTACCATTTGTGAAAATGATTTAGTATTCAGAATCATGACGTTTGACCACATTCCCCTGCAGCCAGACCGTAAGAAAACGGTTAAAACTGTTGCTGATGGTCGTGCTAAAGTAAACTTCCCACCTTTCCAACATTGGAAATTCAATGAGAATAAAGAGTTAGTTTGTGTTGGTAAAAGTCATTGGGATGGTGATGTCGATACTGGTCATTTTAGCATCACAAAGGGTCAGATGTCTAACTTACTTGGTAAAATGTTAATGAAGCTGGCTGAAAGATACTCTTCTCGTAGTAATGTTCGCGGCTACACGTATGTCGATGAGATGCGAGGCCAGGCAGTACTTCAGTTGACGCAGGTTGCACTCCAATTCGACGAGTCTAAATCATCAAATCCATTCAGTTTCTATACCCAATGTTGCACAAACGCCTTCTTACGTGTGATAAACATAGAGAAAAGAAATCGTGAAATTCGTGATGATATTCTTGAAAGTGCAGGTTTAAAT